TGCGAGCGGCTAAGCTGACGCTGCAGGTCCAGCGTGAACTTCTCCAGCTTCTTGAAGTCAGAGGAAGATACCGACGACGGCGTCGCGGAGCTGGGCCGTGAGGTAGTCGATGTTGCGGGCGACTTCATCTTCGTCGATGGCGTTCTTGATTGCGGCGAGGTGGAAGATACCATCTACGATCTCCTTCACTTCGTCTTCGGTCAGGTGGTTGCCGAGAGCGGCATCCTCGAGACGGGCTTCGATGTCCTTGGCGAGGTTCTCTGGCAGACCAGCCAGAACTTCCTTGATCGTTGCCATCACTCCTCCTTCTTGCCAATCGACTTGGCAATCTGCTCGGCACCAACTGAGATCTGCGCGAGCTTCAGCTTGCAGTAGCCCTCTGACGGCTTCGTCTTTGAGTATCGATCTTCCATCTCGTTGACAAGCGCCTGCAGCTCGGAGCCGGCCTTGGCGAGGCGCGCGTTGGCGACCTTCAGCGTGGTGTAGTTGACCGCGATGTCGGTCTGCGACTTCAGCTCACCGACCACCGAGGGCATGACGTCAGCCTCAGTGCAGTACTGCGTTGCCACCTTGGCAAAGTACGCCACATCAGCGTAGCGCGAGGCCTCGATCGGATCGAAGAAGGAGTTGGTCAGGCCCGTGCAGCCGACCAGCAGAAGAGCGGGGAGGAGGGCAGCGGCTCGCATGATCAGCTCGTCAGGATCTGGCCGGCGGCGGCCTTCGGGACGATGATGGACGACGTCTGCTGAACGTAGCTCTCAGCGATCTCCTGGATCGGCTTGAGCGGCTTCGTTGCGACGACCGCGTCGAGCAGCTCGACGTCCTGGTCAGGGTTGGCCGTCAGCACCCAGTGGGAGAAGGCCATCTGCTCGGAGCCATCTGGACCACGGAGAAAGTGGACCTGCAGCGGCTTGCGGAGCTTGTAGCCGGCGCCTGTGACGCCGAGGTACTCAGCCACCAGCTCCACGCCGGTGATGAGCTTGAACGAGAGGACTTCCATGAACACCCTTGATCACGCCACCAGCGGCGTGCAGGGGTATTTACAGCGGCTGGATGCGATAGGCGATGCCGAAGGCCTTGAACATGATCGCGGCGCGCTTGTCGTCTACAGACAGGTTCGGCAGGTCAGGGTGCTGGGGCAGCACGCAGAAGGTGTCGAGCAGCTCACGCAGCTCGAGGTTGGGCTTGCCCTTGACCAGGAAGGGGAAGTAGGAGAGCTTGTCGCGTCGGCCGATGGAGCGGGTGTCATCGAAGTAGATCTCGATGCCCTTTTCCAGCTTGCGGTGGATGCAGATGCGGTGCAGACCAAGGCACTCGACCGGCTTCTCGTTGCCGAAGTGCTTCGTGCGAAGCTTGACCTTCTCGGCCCTCCAGGCGAACAGCTTCAGCGGGGTGCCGAGGCCACCAACGGTGGGCCAGCTGGGTTCAAGGCTTGACAGCTTGGGCGCGTTGGCGAAGAGCTTCTCGTAGAGCTCCACTGCTAGGCTGTCCAGCGGGTCTGAGACCACCTTCAGGTGGTTGTACTTCGCAGATGCGGTAAGCATGGAAGGATTGTACACCCTGTTCGACAGGGTGTACACCTTCGAAGTGTAACGCGTTACAGGCTCTCGGTCTTGGCGTAGACGCGCGTGACGTTGAGCACCTTGCACGACCTCCAACCTGGTGGGTCGCGGTCGAGGGCGAAGACGTGCAGCAGGTCCGGCTTCTCGGGGCGGAGAGTTGGAGGGTTTGCCGTCTCGGTCATCGGCAGCAGGCGCTGGTCAAGCGTGCATTCCATGATCGACGGGGTGCCGTCCACCTTCGTGAACTCGACGATCCAGCGGCCGACACGAAGCAGCGAGACGTACTCAGCCTTCTTGCTGCGGGCTTCCTCGAGCAGCTTGGCATCCAGTTCCTGGCGGTACGGCGCCTTGGGGCCGCCGAGCGGGGTGCTTTCGATGGCGGGCTTGCCATCAAGCAGGTTCTTTAGGGCGTCAGCCGTTGATGTCATTGGATCTCTCCTTTTCGGTGTCGTCGTCGAGGATGCCGTTGTCGGCGATGTGGTTGGCGAGCGCGATGAGGATGGCGCGAACGCTTTCACGGCTCATGCACTCGTTGGCGATGCGGATCTCTCCTGTATCGCGGTTGACGCGGAAGTCCAGCTGGCCGAAGCCGAAGCCCTTCCAGCCCCAGTCGAAGTAGACGTTGCCCCAGTGGATGGAGCCGATCTCAGGCGGGTTCTCGGCGCGAAGCTTCGCGCGTTCTTCACTCGTCAGCATAGAGCCTGTAGATGTTGAGTTGAGAGATGACTGCCTTGCAGTCGCGATCGTTCCACGTCAGAACCTCGTCATGCACGACGTCATCGAGGAGCACGGCATGCAGGGCCGGATGACCGTGCCGCAGCATGTTCTTGGCGTGGTGGCGCATGCACAGGCGGAAGGCACCCTGCTTGCCCCAGAAGTTGCTCATTTCCTGGAAGTCGACGGTCTCACGAGCGATGTTCATCTCCCTGCAGCAGATGGGGATGATGTCGTCGTCGACGGAGAGAACGAGGTTGAATGGAACGCCAAGCACCTTCTCCAGGTGGGGACGGGTGCCCATCGTGAAGCGCTCGCGCTGGTGCTGGTCCCAGATGGCAAACGAGAAGATGTTGACGCGCTTCGGCTGGAACTCAGCGATGAAGCGCTTGACCTTGGCGATCTGCTCGGGGATGAGCTCGACGTTGAACCAGCCATTCATGACCGGCGCGATGACCGTGTCCTCAAGGTCGAGCCACAGCTCTCTCAGAGCTTCAGGTTCTGCGCCAGCTGATCCAGCTTCGCCATCTCGGCTCGGGTTGCCTTGGATGTTGGGATCAGACATACGCGTGCGAGGTCCTGTGTCATCATGCGAAGGCCGCTCTCCGCCATCTTGGAGGCCACGATGACCTTACGGGCTGAGGGAGTAACGTCCTCCTGCGTGAAGAAGACGTACTGGTTCCCGCTGCCGCGCTTGGCCTCAGGGTAGAAGGCCTCGGTGAAGAGGCCCTGTGCCACTGGCGTGAGGGTTGCCTTGTACCAAACTCGGTGAACTGTTTTCTCGGGTGTCATAGAGGAGCCTTGTTGAACAGGCTCCATAACACCATGGAACCATTCTAACACGAGGGGTGTCGATTGGACACCCGAAGATTTAGGTTGACCGAAGCAGGCCAGCTAGGAGCGGCTCGTCGTAGATCATCTTGGCTGCAACAAGAGCAAGAACGCCAGCTCCACCCCAGATCAGCTTGGGCCACCGCTGCATGGCCTTGGCCACCACGGTTGAGCCGAGCAGGACGATCGGGACGCTGACGAGCAGGCCAAAGATGATCAGCCACCAGTTTCCACCAGCAGCTCCAGCGATGGCCAGCGCGTTGTCCAGGCCCATGACGGCGTCAGCCATCACAATGGTGCCGATGGCCGCCCAGAAGGTGTCGGCAGCCTTGACCTCTTCTGTCTCCTCGGACGAGCTCACGAGCTTCCAGGCAATGTACAGCAGAGCAAGACCGCCGATGAGCCGCAGGCCAGGGATCATCAGCAGGTAGGTGAGCGCGACGACGCTAAGGAAGCGCACCGCGATTGCACCCACCGTGCCCCACAGGATGGCCTTCCTGCGAAGCTCCTCTGGGAGCCGGTTGGCGGCCATCGCGATGACGATGGCGTTCTCACCGCCGAGGACAACGTCGATGAGAATGATGGCGCCAAGCGCCCAGAGAAGCTCAAGCATGGTCTGTGGTATCAGTTGAGGGTGATGAGCAGCGGCTTGTCTTCCTCACGGGCGACGTGCTGCAGCGAGATGGTCAGCATGCCATCCTCAAGCTTGGCGTCCTTCACCTCGAGGTTGTCAGCCAGCGTGAAGTGGCGGGCAAACTGGCGGGTGGCGATGCCGGACTTGAGCACGGTGCGCTGGGTCGGCACGGTCACCGACAGCGGCTTGGTGGTGTCGATGTCCTGGTTGGCCAGGCGGTCGACGTCAGGGGCGACGGGTTCAGTGATGCTGTTGCGAACGCCGGTGTCGCCGTAGATGGAGAGCACGCCCGTCTTCTTGTTGTGCTCGATCTTGATGTGCTCCTTCTTGAAGCCGGCAACCGCCACCTCAATGGTGTAGCCGCCGTCGTTCTCCTGGTACAGGTTCAGCGGAGGGTAGCCGCCCTGCAGGGACGAGTTGGAGGCCATGTCGAGCATGCGCTCGAGCTCGCTGAAGAACGAGTCGAAGCCGAGGAACGAGGAAGAGAGAGGCGCAAACATACGTGCCATGATGGTACTCCTTCTGAGAAGCAAGTTGTGTGATGTGGGTCCCCGAAGGCAACCCGCTTGGTGAACGGACCCGAAGCATCCGCTCACCAATATTTATCACGGCCGGGAGGCTCAACCTGCGCAAACTTTGCGAGCTTCCTTCCACTGGCGGTGCGCCTCGTCCTTCATCTCCTGCAGCTCGGCGAGGGCGTTGCGCGCGTCCTCACGGTCTGAGTTGAGGTCGTACCACTTGTAGGTGGAGCCGGTCCTGCGCTCCTCTTCCTTGAGGGCGAGCTTGGTCTTGCGGATGCGGGCCGCGATCTCTTGGTAGTACTCGGTCCAGTCCTTGCGGGCCTGCAGGTAGGTTTCCTTGGAATTGAATGGATACATCATGATTGCTCCTTGAGGATGAGAGGGATGAGACGACTGCCGATCTTGTTGAGGCACTTCCACTTGATCCTGAAGGACGTGCTCTCCATGCCACCGAACATCTCAGCATTCGCGTGGATCTCGCTCAGCGCCGTCAGCAGCAGGGCCGGCGCGATGTCGAGGTGGGGATAGGACGTGGCCTCGCTCGGCTTGAGGAGGTGCAGGTCCATGTCGTGCTTCATCAGGCGCGCAGCAAGAGGCGAACCGCCGCTGGCAGCCCAGATGGCCGAGGAGATGGTGGCATGGTCAGGGAAGTGCCGCCTGCCTTCAGCGTCGATGGTGAGGCAGAACGGCTTGCCCACATCGTGGTAGATGTGGTACTCGGACAGCGTGTCGAGACTGGGACAGAGCTCGAGGAGCTTGTCACCATGTGAAATGGACCAGTCAGGCAGCCTCCACTCCAGAGAGCGGGAACCGATCAGGTCCTTGAACCTGCGGTCAACCTGATGGCCGTGCTCGAGCACGCTCAGTCCAGGCGCCTGCTCACAGGCGCGCATGCTATCTTCAAGTGCTGACAGCGCGCGGGGCGCTATCTTCGTACTAATGCCCTAATGGGCGGCGGAGATGGCGGTCTTGATGTGCTCGTTCATTTGGTGCTCCAAAGGCGAAGATGGGAAAGGTGGTGCCGATCTTCCTCAGTGAGAAGACAGGCGATTGCCGTGAGACCCCAGTCTTGATAGGGCTCATGGAACTCGGAGGTGACGATGCCTCGCTCGGACAGCGCAGAGCGAAGCTGTTCCAGCTGGTGCTGGTCGCGGCAGGTTAGATGAATGTAGGAGGGAGATGTCTCCATGTCGTAAATACGCGCATACTCGATGCCAGCGTGCGCCGCCTGAATGGCCTGCTGAGACAGCGGAATGTCCTTCCTTGAGATTGCGTAGAGGTAGTTCTTCATGTTCCTATCCAACAAGTATGCTCGATGGTATCACGCGCTCGTTGACAAGAGGCGCTCTGAGATGTTCAGCGGGTACGGCGAATGGCACCACGTTATACCCAAGTCGCTTGGTGGGCCTAACACCAAGGCCAATCTTGTTCGATTGACAGCACGCGAGCACTTCGTTGCCCACATGCTGCTCACTCGCATGACAGAGGGTGCAAATCGACGAAAGATGTTGTACGCGCTAAAGCGCACGGTGTCGTCAAAGACACATGTTCCCAACTCACGCGTGTTCAAGCGTGTGCGTGAGGCGTACGCGGTCGCCGTCTCCGCTACACTCACTGGCCGCACGCTCACCGACGAGCATCGTGCCAACATCAGTCGAGCACAAGAAGGGGTACCAAAGACAGAAGCGTTCAAGCAGCAGATGAGCGATCGCTTGAACGACGCAGAACGTGATGCACCCAGGCGGGCCAAAATCAAGGCAGCACTTACTGGTGGGAAGCGTTCAGAGGAGACGAAGCGGAAGATTGCTGAAACTCGTCGAAGGAAGTTCGCAGAGGGAACTTTGGTGACGAGGTGGTCGGCAGGGCGACCGTGCTGGTAGGCATACTCGATGGCGGCGTGGCCTGCCTGAATAGCCTGCTGCGCGATGGGGATATCGCGGCGAGAGATGGCATACAGATACGACTTGCTGGGAACCTAGGCCTTCATGGCGTCCTCACGGGTTGTTGATTGGGTGGCTGAACTATTTACAGTCGATGATGTATCTTACACTGCTGCGCGCTCGGCGTGTTGAGCTTGCGCAGGTTGACGAAGCACCCGAGCCAGAGCGAGCAGCACGCGCGCCTCGTTGGGCGTGCTTCGGATGACCGCCCGAGACGGCTGCTGCCAGAGGGGTGAAAGGCCAGGTGCTGTCTTCATGGTGTTTGGCTCTCGAGGTGGGGCTCGAACCCACGACCAACGGTTTTAGAGACCGCCGCTCTAACCAGCTGAGCTACTCGAGAATTGTGTTCAGTCCCAGGGTGAGGTCTGCCAGCTGTAGAGCCCGTTGGAACCGCGACCGTCCGAGTAGACGCGCGGCGCGGGCTTGACAGACACAAGCCGCTTGAAGGTCTCCACGTGAGCAACGGCCGAGGCCTGCAACTGAGGAGTGGAGCGACCTCCGGTGAAGAGGCGGTCAAGAGCCAGCGCGTGTTGTCGTTCGGACGGGGTCAGTTCGGTCTTCATCACTGCTCCTGTTGGTGCGCCGGGTGGGAATCGAACCCACGTAGACAAGGATTTAGAGTCCTCCGCTAGATCACTCAGCTACCGGCGCGTATGAGCCATTATACACCAACCGGCGCCTCAGAGCCAGAAGGATTTGTAACTTGGGGGAGGGTTACTCTTTTGCAGTGGAGGCGCCTTTGCCACGCTGCAGAGGTAGGCGTGTGTAACCGTCGTCGGGGTGGGTTGGTCAGAAACCCCGAAGAGGTGCGTGCTCAGGTCCTTCTTGAGCAGCTTGCCGTCCGGTGCAAAGGCGGTAGCGCCGAGCACCATCACCTTACCGCTGTCGCAGTTCGCAACCACAGCGTTGACGAAGGTGGTTGCTGTTCCCTCAGGAAGCGCCGTGCCCTTGAACACGGTGATGCGGATGATGCCACCCACGAGGTGGTTATCGTTGATGTCCGCGGCTGCCAAGGTTTCAGAGGCCACATCCACGGCCACCTCATCCGTGATAGCGATGCGCGTGTCGAACTTGAAGGGAGTGTTCGGCATCCGCGCTCGACCTCCCTGCGCCCAGGCTACCGCCATGAATGCAAGTCCTGAAAGGACCGCGAGAATGAGAAGGCGGCGGATGGTCATGGGAGCGCTCCTTTGGCACATGAGCTATTTTAGAGCGGAGGGCGAAGCAGGGGTGTAAACATCTGCAGGTTGGTTTCGGCGTGGGCCAGAAGCTACAACGGCCTCACGAGGAGGCCGAGGGATCTCATTCTTGGACGGGTGCGATCAGTGCCCCGCGTGTTTTACGCCGCTAGGCGCAGCTCACGTGCAGCCGAAACTGCCGGAGCCACGAAGTAAGCATCGTTTGCAGATACTTGGTTTTTCGCCGATTAGGTCGGTCGACTCTCCCGTCGCGTATCATCCTCTCCGCACCCCTGTCGAAACCAGGTCAGGCCCATGACGCAGTGCTCTAGCGGAAGCACTCTGTGGTGGACCTGGCGGGAATCGAACCCGCGTCCAGAAGCCTTCAATTCAGTCCGAATTACGACGATAGTTGCATTCTACACCAGCTTGAGGCCAATGTACACCCGCAACAACAGGTTGTTAGATGCCTTGCTCCTTGCGCCAACCTTCAGGGTCGGCGTTCGCCTTCTTGATGACGGCGATCACGTCAGCTGGCGATGCGACCCGCCCCATGTCCTGGCCGTGCACCGTGAGGTGGGCGCGAGGACCGATGGCGCTGACAATGAACTTCACGCCACCGTCGGTCGTGCCGTACAGGTTGACGTTGCCCGAGTTCTTCTCAGCGTGCACGTCCTTAACGAAGCCGCTCGCCTTCAGGCGCTCGACCCAGTCGTTCTCCTCATGGAGCTCGCTCAACACCATGGTACAATGATCCTTCCTGATCTCTCAAGCTGCCGCCTGATTTCCTCGAGAACGCGTCGTGCACGCTCGATCTCAGCATCGCTGGCCACCCCCACGTCCGTGACAATCACGCCATATGAGGTGGACCGCTCTACCGAGATCTCCACCTCCATCACACGCTTGGCTGCCCGGGCTCGCTTTGAGATGACCTTCAAGCGGTCGCTCCTCTGAGTATCTGCTCAGAGGTATTTACGGGCGGACAAGGAAGTTGTGGGTGCGGCCGTGAACTTCGCTGAGGTGCAGCAGCGCTTCGGCAACGGCGGTCGGCAGCCGCGGCTCCGACATGAGCCAGCGACCGAAGGCGTCGTCCAGCTCCTTCGTGCCCCAGAGGTCGGTGACGAGCCGGTGGAGCGACGGGGCGGACTTGGCCAGCTCGGCGATCGCTGATGCCTGGCGGCGAAACACCGCTTCGCCGGCGCGCGTGTCCTTGAAGCCATGCACCTGCTCGGGTTCGTCGCTGATGGCGCTGGCATCCAGCTCAGGCCAGCTCAGCTCCATTGGAACGGTGTCGTGTTCGTCCATGTCACTTCCTCTTGTGCAGCTGGTGGTGCTTCTCACAGAGCGTCTTGATCCAGCCGTCACCACCTGACTTGCCTGGTTCACCGCACCACTCGCACGTTTTGCTTGCCTTGTCCTCGGCCTGCCTTACGCGGGCGTAGATCTCGTCGCCGAGGGCGACCTTGACCGGGTCCTCGGGTCGATCTGGGTTGTAGACGTGGCTCTCACCTACGGCCCAGAGGTCGTAGTAGAAGCGCAGGCCGCCGAACTTCTCCTTCACCTGGCGCACCGTGAGCACGTAGCCAGGGTGCAGCTCCATGATCGCGTCGAGCTCAGCGAGCAGGGTGTCGAGGATGCCCCACCAACCGGCACCGACCTCATCGCCAATGGCGTTCCACTTGACGTGCGGGTACTTGGCCTTGATGGCGTTCCACGCCGCGTCGATCTTGTCCTGCAGCCCCTCGTGGATGCTGGTGCCGCGCTTCCACGCCCGAACGTAGTCCTCGTAGAGGCTGATGATGTCGCTCATGCGGCCTCCAGCAGAACGAAGACGCGCGAGGCCCGACGGATCGTGCCGCTTGGACCCTCGTCGCTGAACGCCGACAGCAGCATTCCAGTGTGGCTGATCCAGACCAGCTTGGGACAAGCGAACACGTGGCGCGCCGCCTTCGTGTTGATCGTCAGGCTTGCCGGTGCGTGGTCAGCCGGAAGCAGCGGCTCATCGGTCCAGAGCATGGAACCGGTGTTGCGCCACAGCGGAGCGACGGTGACCGTGCCCGGCTTGGCGCCCCACAGCAGCTCCTTCTCGGCAGCCTCTGGGTAAACGGTGACGTCGTAGATCATGGGATGAAGGTGTGTCGAAGTAGAAGGATGACGGCCTCATGCAGCGGGTTCTTGGAGCCATCGTCCAGCTCGTCGATGAGGCGCTGCACCTCCCAGGCCTGCCACTTGATGTTCACGCAGCGGACCACCTCCATCGAACCGATCCCTTCCTCGCGCGCCCAGGCGATGCAGCGCCGAGCGTAGTCCGACTTGTCCTCACCAAAGGTCAGGTCGGGCATGCGAGAAAGGGTGGTGCGATAGGAGTGGGATAGGTCCATGGTGCCATTCTACACCGAATGAAGCCGGCAGTACAACCCTGATCGCAGGTTGATCAGCGCCTGCTGAAGATGAAGAACGGGCTGTAGCTTTCGCAGTAGCCCGGCTTGTCGTACACGACCTTCCAGCCCTCCTTCTCGTACAGCGGCTCGAAGTCCAGCCAGTTCTTCTCGAAGATCCAGTCCATCGTGACCGTCAGACCCTGCTTGGCTGCCTCGTCCTTGATGGCCTCGATGATCTCCTTCTGCTCGATCTGGCAGGAGCTGCCGCTGTACCGCGCCGCCAGCAGCGAGTTGACGGCGTTGATGACGAAGTCAGGAATGACGGATGCCCTTGAGGCGAGGGCCTCTTCAGGAGAGAACGGCTTGCTCATGACGCTCCTTTGAACGGTGAATGATGGGCGCGCGAAGTCCGCCGCCGAGCCAGTTTCGCGTCTCGATGATGCCAAGCGCCCTGCAGGCGATGTACAGCAGGACGAGCAGCCAGCCGAAGCAGATCCAGCCGCCGATCTGTGAGCTGAGCTCCGGCAGACCAACCGCGCCGGCCACCTCGTAGGCATGGAAGAAGGCACCGACCTCAAACGAGGCGTCGATCAGGATGTTGTGGAACAGGTAGATGGTCACCGCGTACGTGTTGACGAAGCGAATGACGCCCTTCGACCAGCTCGGCAGAGCTCCCAGCGAGGGGTTGAACGAGAGCAGGAGGAAGGCGGTGCCGAACGAGAGCAGCGCCTGGGCAGTCGGGTTGCCAGTGAGCGACAGCTCCTCGTACGTCAGGCCAATCGAGGCCAGCGCGAGGACGCTGAACACGACGTACTTCACCCAGCTGCTGAGCTCATCCAGCTTGCCGGTCGCCTTCGCGAAGCCGAGCAGCCAGCAGGCGCCGAACGTCAGGACGTTGAAGGCCGTCTCACCGCGCAGCGTCTCATGCGGATCAGGAACCAGGGTGACGTACGCGAGGAACGCGAACAGCCAGCCGAAGACGAGCACCCACGACAGGCGCTTGAAGAAGGTCAGCAGGAGCGGTGACAGCAGGAGCAGCCAGATGTAGGCCGCGATGTACCACGTCACGACGGTGGCGTCGTTCGCAACCGCGTTGTCGAGGTTCCAGGTGACGCGCTCCAGCGGAAGGAACCACGCAAGCGTTGGCTGGAGCTCGATGCCGGCACCGCGCGCGAAGAAGAGACCGGCGATGAGGGAGAGAAGCGCGAACAGCCACCACGTCGGCAGCAGGCGACCCAGCCGCTGAATGAGCACCTGCCCAACGGGCCGCTCGTTCAGCGACAGCGCGATGAACCACCCGCCCAGCGCGAACATCACGCCGAGCGAGGGGAAGTAGGTCAGCAGCTGCCAGCCGAAGAAGTGGAAGATGACGATGCGGCCAAGCGAGATTGCTCGTAGCGCGTCAGGGTAGAGCTGGCGGTCCATCAGATCCCCGTTGGGTCAATGAAGCAGACCGGCTTGCGGTGCCGGACTGCGTGCTCGAGCTCGCCGCGCACGCCCTTGGACGTGTTGTAGGTGCTGTCCATGGTGTAGACCGGCTTGGTCCACCCCTCGAACATCAGCACCCACACCTCGTCGCAGCGCTCGATCAGGCGACGGCAGCGGTCACCCCAGACCTCCCACGTCGGGTCGGCGCTGAGGTGCGGGAGCAGCATGTAGTCCTGCACCATCGGCGCCGTGAACGTGTGGTCAGGGTACTTCTCGTGCAGCTTGGCCATGGCCGCGTAGACGTGCGAGTAGAGGCGCCCGGTCTGGGCGCTCTCCCGCATTGCGCTGCCCTTGGTCGGCATGGCCACGAAGATGACCTTGCCAGGAACGCTCAGCTTCCGCATGGTCAGGCAGCGCGGGCGCGGACTTGGTCGAGGTTGCTCTTGTTGTAGAGCTGGCCCAGGTAGTACGACAGCTGGTGCTTGTCCTCGAACTCGTCGCTCAGCGGACCCGTGTCCAGGCGGGCGGCGGCCCATTCGCCGGTCAGCTTCCACTGCACGGCGGTCATCAGGCCTTCCTTCGACTTCTTGCCAGGGTCGGTGATCGGGTCCTTTGCGATGCCGAGCCAGTGCTCGGTGCCGTCGGCCTCGCGGATCAGGAGGGCCGAACCCTTCTGCGCGAACTTCAGCGTGTCGCGGTTCACCTTCTGCAGGAGAGCACCGCCGCTGCCGAAGACCATGCACTCGGGCGAGTAGCCCATGGCCATCAGGTTGCCGAGCATCGTCAGCATGTTCAGGCGATCGACGCCGTCGCCGTAGATGATGCCGACGCAGTTGATGACCTTGTAGCCCTTGGCGTTGACCGTGTGGCCGTAGGCGGCGTCCTGCAGGCGGATCAGACGGGGAACGACTTCCAGCATGTCGCCGCTGTCGGGACGGAAGACGACCTTCGCCTTGCTGGCGCGGATCAGCTCCACGAACTCGGGCGAGCAGAGCTTCTCTGCGCAGCGCCACATGTCCTTGCCGTCGATGACGATCGACACGATCGTACCGGGTTCAGCGTTGGCCAGCAGGGCGCGCAGGTAGGCTTCCTCGCCTTCGTCGTCCAGGCCGAACGAGCACTCGACGCTGTGCTCGGTGGCGAACACCGAGAAGGCGGACATCGGGCTGTCGTAGTAGAAGTTGGCGGCGAGGACGCCTTCGACGGTGTCCGAGCCCATGAACGAGACGAGGTGAGCGGCGCCGCCGATCTCGGCCTGTTCACCGCAGGAAACGCCGCGGCCACCGAAGTCGTGGAGGGCGAAGGCCGGCGAAGCTTCGGCACTTGCACCTAGCGCGTAGAAGCGGTTCAGCTCCTGCCGCGTGTCGCGGTCGAGCGAGGCGATCGTGGTCGGGTACCAGACGCCGCGGAGGATGATGGTCTCGAAGCCGCTGGACATCCAGAAGAGGTCCTCGTCGAGGCAGGTCACGCTGTAGAGCGGGATGCCGCCGCGTGTGACGGTGCCTTCGGGCAGGGCGCGGATGATCAGGGGAGGCATGCCACCGTACTCGGTGACGACCTTCTCCCAGTCGGCGCGGGCGAAGAGCGGGCGGCCGAAGTGGGCGAGCGCGAACTTCTCGGCGGCGTCGATGTGCGCCATCGTGATCGGCTTGGAGAAGAACTTGGCGAGCAGCATCTGCATGCCGAACATGGTCACCTTGACCTGGCTCGAAACGCGTGCCTCGCCGTAGCTGGACATGCCGACGACCTTGGCGCCTCGCTTGGCCAGCCGCTTCTGCAGCTGCTTGAACATGAAGGGGTGCGTGAACTTGTAGCTGTCGGTGCGGAAGATGATGCTGATGATCAGCTCGTCTTCGGCGGTCCACGCGATGTCGGTGGCCTTGGGGGCCAGAATGGTTCGTACTGACATGGTAGAGCTCCTCTATCCATTTGCCGGGTCTCTTTGACCCAGCTGGCAACGAGAACGTGCGGCCGTTGCCTTACCGCATGGTGCTATTATACACCAACCCCGGCCACAGAGACAACATCCTCTGAGGTCGGGCCAAAAGATTTGTAACCAACCCGGTAACCGAGCTGGCCCTCGATGAATGTAACGATTTCACTGGCTGGAATGACGCGCCTCTGGCCGTCATTGTCGTACATCACGACTTCCGGACCCACCTGGTCGAGACATGTAACAGCGATGACCGGGTCCTCGAGAGTCAGGTCAGTGTACAGCTGGGTCTCGCGAGCTCGCTCGAGGTCTGCCTTGATGAACCGACGCAGCTCGCCGAGGTGAAGCGGCGCGAAGCGAATGGTGCCCTGCCACTGGTTGGTAACGTTCGTGGTCTCAACGATGGTGCGCTCAGTGAACACCTCACCATCGTGAAGGAGAGGACCTGCCCCGTGGCGGGTGGCGTAGCAGCGCGTGACATACACGGGCTGGATGCTTGATGCCCACAGGCGCTCAGCTGCCTGCATCGCGTACTTCAATCCAGTCAGCGAACGCGTGACGTGCGGGAACAGACCGAACTCTTCGTCGAGCATCAGGCCCTGCGCACCTTCCATGACGATCGGCCTCGACGGCGACCACAGGTCCATGTCGTAGGACAGCTCGGTGTCGTACGAGGCGATCGCGATGTTGTTGAAGCCCTGCTTGAGAATGAGCGCGTGCTGCTCGTAGTTGTCGTTGCGCAGCACGTCGCCAGTCTTGAGGATGATCTCCTCGCTGACGCCGTCCAGACCAAGGGCCTTGAGCCGTGCAGGGACCCACTCGCTGTGGATCTGCTGCATCTTCTTGGAGAGCGACTGCACGCTTGCCAGCGCGATGTCGCTAGCAAACAGCGGGAAAGATGAGTGGCGCGTGACGGTCTCGTTGATGCCGATGCCGCACGAACCGTGACGACCAGCACCGCGCATGATCTCAGCGGTGGCGTTGATCGCCATGTCGAAGATCGTGGTGACAGGTGCGTCGGCATCTGCCACGATCTCAGGTGAGTAGCCCACCGCCTGCAGCTTGCGAAGCTCGGACTGCAGGAGGTATGGGTTGATGATGAAGCGAGGCCCCAGAATGGTGCGAGCACCTGCAAAGGTGCCTGCTCCCAGGTGGCTGAAGATGTGCTGCAGCCCGGTAGGGGTCGTGACAGTGTGGCTGGCCTGAGCGCCGCCGTTGAAGCGGAGCACGCTGTCGGCGCCAGTGCGGCGCACCAGGTAGTCCGTCATCAAGCCCTTGCCCTCGTCGCCGAAACCGGCACCGATGACAACGTACGCGTCAGACCCATTCCACACTTCACTCATTTCACCATTCTCCAGAGAGCGGCGTTTCGTACTTCACCATCGCCTGATAGACGACGCGGTCGTTGATGGTGCAGCCGCCGAACGGCTGAAAGCCCTCGGCCAGCGCCTCTTCTACCCGCCGCTGAAGCGTGTCGATCGTGCCGAACAGCACCTTGTAGGCGACGATCCGCGGCTGGGTAGAGCATGACTTGCAGCCCATGATCAGCTTCCCTTCAGCGCGTTCTTGAACGCGTGGCGCAGGGCTTCCTTGCAGGTGCTCTCTGCGATCACCTCGTGGATGTCGGCGCCGTTGGCGATGCGCATCGTGGCCAGGACCACGTCGGTCAGGTAGCGCGTGTCGCGGAGGTACAGGTGGTTGTTGCCGAGCAGGCTGTCCCAACCGCGGAGGTTGTAGCCGCCCTTCTCGACGGAGACGTGGAACACGCGGAACTTCTCCTGTGCCAGGCGCAGGCTCGCTTCCGGCGTCATCGTCTCGTAGTCACCTGGGCCGAACACCTTCGCCAGCTGGTGCGGCGGTACCGGCTGGTACGGCACCGGCTCATCGCCGAACGTGAACAGGAAGCCAGGCTTGCCCGTCTTCTCGAAGTTCTCGAGGTACGTGTAGCGGCCGGCGAAGTACCAGGCCAGGTCGTACGACTCGGAGCCGTTGCCACCGCCGTTGTTCACCAGCCACAGCTTGCGCAGCTGCTCGACGATCTTCAGGTCCGGCTCGAAGTACGAAACCTGCAGCGCGCCGTGTGCCGTGACGAACACGTCGTCAATGCCCATGAACATCACGTGCGGGTCGGTCACGACGCCGGTGGCGTGGATCTCGGTCATCAGCTTCGGCAGCTCGGTCTTGGCGATCTGCTCGGCCACGGCGCCCATCGAGCCCGTCACGTCGAGGCCGAGGATGATCGGCGTCGGGTTCGGGTTGTGCTCGCTGATGATGCTCTCGCGGAGCTGCAGGCCCTTGCGCTCGCCCTTGCCGACCTTCACGTTGCGCGGGTCCATCTTCTCGTCCACGCTGTGTGAGAAGACCTCGTCGCGGCTGGCTGAGCGGTAGTTGGTGGTCTTGGCGTACGTGCTGTACGCGCTGTCATCCCATCTTGCGTTACCCATGGTGGGTCACTCCTTTCGATACTTGTCTGAGAACTTGCGAGCCAGTCGCTCGTAGACATGGTGCGTTGGCACCACCTTCAACGAGCTGCCGGTCCTGATCTGCCATTCCGAGTTGCGGTCAACGTACGGCATGAAGCACACCAGCACCTGGTCCTGACCGGTCTCCTCACCCAGCGCGTCGATGATCTTGCGCACCGCCTCTCGCTGGTTCTCGGCGACTGACCCAAGCCGCATCTTGCCGTTGTGCAGCACGACGTCGTTGGACTTGCTGTCAGCCACCAGGAAGACGCACTGCTCGGGTCGCTCGTTGTGGTTGGTTACCTTCGACACCTTGATGAGGTAGTCGAACGCGCCAGGACAGTACTTCGTCCCGACGATGGTTACGCCCTCTAGAGCTGATCCGCCGCGGAGAGGCCTGAGCCCGTGAAGGTAGGCCTCGCCCGCGTCGCGCGTGTCGGTCAGCCCCTCGAGAAAGGGCTGCTGCCGCCGGTCTTCTTGCCGCCGGTGAGCGCGTCGAACGGCGAACCGCCGCCCTTCATCATGCTCATGAGCATCATGGTCTGCATCATGTTGCCCATGCCGCCGGCGTTCTGGCCCTGGCCGTTCATCATCTGCATCAGCAGGAACGGCATCATCTTGTCGGTGGCTTCACCGTCCAGGCCGCCCATCAGCATCATCGGCATGAGCATGTTCTGCATCGCGCCGAGGTCGCCCTGGCCGCCGGGGAGCATGCTCACCAGCGAGCGCAGCACCATCACGCCGCTCTCGAAGCCCATCAGCTGGACCTTCGGCGGGGTCCACGAGGCGGTCTCGCCGTTCGGTTTCAGCAGCTTGAACTTGACCTTGTCGCCGTCTTCCTTCTTCTCGACGACCCACGCGATGTTGTTGCGGGCGCCGCGGTAGATGATGTCGCCGACCTGGACGCCGTTCTTCGGCGTGGCCTGGGCGAAGGCGGGAAGCGCCATGCCGAAGTCGTCGAGCAGGTTCAGGCTGATGGTGGCGTCCTCGCCGGTACCCTCGAGGGTGGCGATGCCTTCATCGGTCTGGACACCGATCTTGCCGGTCATGAGGTCCCACACGACGCCATCGGCGCGGCGGAACATTCGGGAAAGCAGCTTGTCAGCACCTGGGAAGTTCATACGGTTCTCCTTGTGGCCAGTGGATGTACTCACGCCCTGTGGCCGAGAGGGTGGAGCGGGTTGATGGAAGCCAGGTTGCCCTGGTGCGTAAATAGCGTGGTGATCTTGGAGGTACTTGAATGAAGCCCTACGGACTGGTCTACCTGACCACTAACTTGAAGAACGGGATGATGTACATCGGTCAGACCCACTACCGAGAGGTGATGCGTGACACCTACTTCGGCAGCGGGAAGGCAATCAAGAGGGCGGTCAAGAAGAACGGCATCACTGCCTTCAAACGGGAGACGCTGTTTGAGGCTTTCACCGCCGAAGATCTGGACTGGGCAGAACGTCATTTCATTGCTGAGCATGATGCCGTTCGATCGCGTCGCTTCTACAACATCACACCTGGAGGACGAGCCTCGTTGGGTTTCACCGGCAAGAAGCACACAGCGGAGCGCAATGCTGCTCTTAGCGCCAAGATGATCGGTCATGGTGTCACCGACGCTGTTCGCACAAGCGCTGCCAACATAGGACGCAAGCATGGCGCTGTCAACGGCGCCCGCCCTCTCATTTGCCCGCACTGCGGTAAACAGGGGAAGGGCTTCGGCATGACGCGCTGGCACATGAACAACTGCGCTCATAGATCCTTGCCCCCAATCATGGTTTCCAAGATTGCCGCATGATCCTCGAACCACATGTCGGTGCGCTCGAGGGCCTCGTCGACGGTGATCCACTTGCAGTCGAGGATCTCGTCCGGCGCGTCGGCGTCCTCGCTGCCTGCGGAGACCGGCGGCAGCGGCTTGGTGTCGTCGAGGCGGAAGTAGAAGGCCGTCGTGATGGTTCGACCGCGCAGGCTCCGACCGGGGTGGTCGAAGACCTCGTAGTCGCGGATCGAGCCCTTGAGGATGTTGCTCGTGATTTCCTTCGCGTTCTTGCCGATGGCGAGGCGGATGCCCGTCTCTTCCACCAGCTCACGCACGGCGCCATCGCGCAGCTTCTCGCCTTGGTTCAGGAAGCCGCCAGGCAGAGCCCAGAGACCCTTGCCAGGCTGGTGACCGCGCTTGACGACGAGCACGTGACCCGATTGCACGACGACCGCGTCGACAGTGGTGAAGGTGACCGGGTACGGCGCCGCCGACCAGTCCTTCTTGTACTTCTCGATGAAGCGGTACTCCTGCTTCAGGCTCTCATAGGCGGCCGAGTGGCTCTGCACCCAGCTCGACAGGAACTTGAGGGTGGAGGCCGGCATCATCTTCGCCATCTTGCCCTGCAGCTCGATGTCGGTGTTGGTGAAGAGCCAGTCACGGATCTGGGTCGCGCTGACGTTGAGCGAGCCATCTTCACGGTACGGCTCGACGAGGTCCTGCTTCCACTGACGGAAGGACTGCAGGTACCAAGTGGATTCGTCGCGATCGGAGCCGGTGAGATAGACGTCAGAGAGGTGCGCGTCGATGTCACCGAAGTTGTACTCGGCGATCGCTTCCTTGACGGTGCTTTGCACCTGCCGGATCCAGAGTGTGTCGTTGTACGGATAGTCGCGGATCGGCAGGATGCGGAGGGCGCCATGCTCACCGTTGATGCCCATGTGCCACTTCTCGATCATCGAGCGGCGTTCCTGGAACGTGAACGGGTTCTTGAGGCTGCGGGCCTGGCCGCTGGAACCGACGAGAACGATGACCAGCTTCGAGGTCTCGAGCGCGCGCTTCAGAACGTGGGCGTGACCGCTGTGGAAGGGGTTGAACCTCCCAATGTACACGGATACATCCTTCATGCTTGTTCTCCCACTTGCCAACCAACTGTGTTCTTGCCGACGGTTTTGAGCTTCGGCGTCAACTGAACTGCTGCTCCTTTGTTCTTCAGTAGCGCGCCTAGAGATAGTGACTTCTGGGTGCAGAAGTCAGATAGGGCATCAACTCCCACGAACGTGAACGCTTCACCTTCAGGAGATTGAAGCACGAAGGTCTTCGTACGCGGGTGATTACGAACATCGGAGAAGCGAGACAGCTGACGCGCAGCGTGAAGAGGGTTCTTTCTGCCAGTCAGGGCAGCCGAGATCTGCTCATTGACGCTGGGGTCTCGTTCTCTGTTCTTCTGCCCGATTTTGCGCCTGGTTGCTTCGGTGTGATTGAACCCTGGAAGCCGGCCGCCTCCTCCACCAGGTGCGACATTCATGCACAATCCGTCGTTGAGCATCTCGGTGGTGATGGCACTCTTCTCGGCTTCCTTGAGTTGCTGCCGTGTCTCGTAGGTACCGAGAATCTCAAAGCGATGCGCAGTTTTACCGTACTTTTTGAGGGAGCGGGTGATGAAAATGCCTGACCCCATGTACCCATCATTTGGGTTGGTGGTCGTGTGCATTCCTACGTAGTATCTACCGGTTGGTAGACATGTAGTCTTGTAGAGAAGATGTACTTGCGCCATACGGAACTCTCCGTTAGGTTGGTGACTGCCTTCAGCTTCTTCGCTGTCGGCTCTGTATTTACGTTCATTGTAGCACAGGGTGGGCTTTTCGGGCTCACCTTGTGCAGGTTAGTCGCCCTGCTTGGCAGTGCGCACGAGATCCATGGCGTCCTCGAGGGGAGGCATCCTCACGAGGCCGGCGGCCTGCAGCATGTTGCGCCGCAGCTCGTCGCACAGCGAGTTGATGGTCTCCTCGCTGAGGTCGGTGATCTTCAGGTGCGCGGCATGGAACCCATCCTGGCGTCGGCCGGGCTTGTGTTTGACCGGAAACGCCGTGGGGATCGGCAGCGGAACCAGCTCGATGGTGATCTGCGCCATCACTTCTTCTCCTTGATGACCACGAAGTTCTTGATCGTGGGAGCCGGCGCTGAGGCCGGCAGCACGTTGATGGACGCCGCCTTGGGAACAAGCAGCTTCATCTGAGTGCAGGTGCCGTTGATGGTTCTGCCCGTGCCATCACGGCGGTCAGCGGCAGAAGCGATCGCCCGACGCAGCATGCGGTCGCAGCTGTCGTAGTCGGCGATGTTGTCGATCTTCAGCATGCCACCGTCCCACGAGTGCAGGACGAGGACCCAGACGAGAATGATGTCCATCAGAGGAGCCTCAGAAGCCAGACGCGGAGCGCGCGTCGGATGCGCGGGCCGCCGCAGTTGCGGCAGCGCGCACGGTAGATGGCGCGCTTGTTCTTCATGCGCTCACCTTGACGCGCCGCACGGTGGCACCGCTCGAGGTCTTGATGATCTCGACGTTCGGGTCCTTCTTCTTGACGGCGGTGCGCTTGACGCCCTCGAC